CAACAGGATCACAACCTGCGGACTTGTCCTATTAGTCTAATCTTACACAGAGCCATAGATGAGATTCGAACTCACGACATTTACGTTGGCAACGTAACATTCTACCCCTGAATTACTATGGCTTACTGGTGGGCGCGGGATTGGTTACGCATCATAGAGAGGCTGTACTTCTAGCACTTCCCACCTAGGCGATTCGTACGGAAATCGAATCCGTTCTTCTTGTTAGACAGACAAGCGTGCAAGACCACTACACTAACGAACCATACGACGTGTTTTTTCCGTGGTTGCACGCCCTCCACGAGTCGGACTTGTAGGATTCGAACCTACGACCCCTCGCTCCCAAAGCGAGTGCGCTACCAGGCTGCGCTAAAATCCGATTTATGTCCAAGGGACATTGGAAGTGTCCTCTTGCGCTGTACTCAGCCTCCGCACCAAGTTATGGTTTTGGGACTAAATCTACCATCAATTGTCAAGGATCTGTGTTACTGATATTTCTTTGTCTGCTCCGCTTACTCTTCAAGGAGTGCATTAGACCAAGCAGACTAGTCAGGGTGGTGAGATTTGAACTCACGAAAAATCTCGCGTCCAAGGCGAGTGGGGTAAACCAGGCACCCCTTCACCCTTATGTCACTTAACTATAGCACACTTTCATGCTCTTGTCAAGTAGTAGCGCGAACTGGACTCGAACCAGCGATTTTCTGCTTATGAGGCAGACGAGATAAGCCGCTTCTCTACCGCGCGATGGCCCCGCAGCCACTCCAATGAAGCGCTTACGGGATGAGGTAGTAACAATAGCATAGTTCATACGTCTTGTCAACTACTCTAGTGTTAATTTTGTGTTAAAAGTCTTTCTCGATCTTTGTCGGTGAGAACATATCGCTTCTTCTTGAATCCGCCAGATGCTTTCTTGATTGCACGCTTCTGCGCTCTGTTAATCCAATAAGGGCCAGCTTGATTATCTTCATAGTTTTGAATTAGATTTTCAATCTTGTCGAGACGTTGTTCGTCTTTAGTTTTCTTGTCTCTTATGTCTTTGAATCTAGCCATTTTCTATATCAGATGCAGGTACACGAGAAATAGAGTCTGCAAGAATTGAATTTGCAACTCTTATATTCCCTTGTCCCTCTTCAGTTAACATCCCATCGTACCAAATGAGAGTATGAAGTGCATAAGCATCATTCACGACTAGCTTGTAAGCTTTATGCTGCTTAGTCTTCATAATTGTTATCGGGCCAAGTTTAAGCACTCTTACTTTCTCCTTCAGATTGGATCATTCTGAGAACCTTTGCACGTTCTGCACCAATGAATGGCTTAACAACTTCTGTCGCGAGCTTCTCCATCTCTGATTTGATTACTTCAAGACCTTCATCGCCCCCTGGTTCAGTGATTTCTCTTGAAACAGAAGCTCCGATCTCCACCTTACTATATGAAGGTGGCCCCATGCCAATCTTATCCGTTAAAGTAATGTTAATCTTTGCGATTTTTTCGCTCATCTATCTCTCCACTTCTATGTATAGAGGACTCTCTTTTGATTTCGCTCTGCTTGATCTAAGTATGTGTCTGTCTAGATATTTGTGCCAGTTCTCTCGCCAAACTTTAGCGGCTTCTTGCCATTCAGGAGATTCTCTAGTCCAGTCTCCCTCTCCTGCATTAGCAATCAATCCCCACGCTCCACTTATTAATTCCCCAACGAACTTATCACTGTCAGGATCTATGTTTTCTAAAGTGTTATGCATCTTCTCCCTCTACTGGTAGCGCAAAAAATGCACCATTCTCTTGTTGTATTTCAAGCCAATCATTATAATCTTGTTCTGTTTCTAGAGAAAAATCGTTGACAATAAGAAGAGACTTGGCTTCTCCATCTTCGTGGTTTCCATAACCCCATTCAATTAGAACTTCTCCAATATCAGCTATGAAATTGTCTAGCTCTTCTTCAGAGCCAGTGAAGTTAAGAAGAACGTCTATTTTTAGATTCATTTTTAGAATCTATCTGTTCTTGGATAGCATATAACTCTTCAGCGAATGCTTCTGCTTCTTCTCTTCGCATTTTGTCAGACTCTGCTCGACCTTTAAGATAACCTTCAAGACGGGTTGCATCTTTTTCGGGAATCTCTTCAGATTCATAGATATATCCGCTATCGTCCATCTTGCTGCTCCAAATGTTTTCTAAGACCTTTACCTGGCCGAATATCGTTATCTATGATCCATTGTTTGATACCTTCAACTTGTTCTGGTGTCCAGTATCTCCATCCTCTGTCGTCTCTCTTAGAACGGAGTTCTTCTGGCAATCTTCCGTCGCGCTCCCATCCTCTGACAGTGTGCGCTACACGACCAAGCATCAACGCTACGTCACCTATCTGTAGCTGAATTTCATTTTCGCTCATTAACAATCAATCCTTCTTCGTTATATACATTTCTAACCCTCTCTCGATACTGATTCTGAAGAGGGCCACAACTATCTACATAATCATAGCATATTACATCCATCTTATCAGGATGAGGGCGCTCACCTCTACCTATTTGCTGCCTAATTAAGTCATCGTTTCGGCCAGGAAATGCAAGGTGAATTCTATCTATACGAGGTATGTCCAAGGCTTCATCTGCAAGAGTAGAGAAGATAACACAAGTTCCATTGTCTGCATACTCCGCTACAGCCATGCGGAATTCAGTAGATTCTTTTCCAGTCAACATATAAGTGTGATGCGACCACGCTTGAGCATTATAATTTACCGCATCTTTCAAATCTCTTAAGTGTTGCAGTCTTTTTGATAAGACAAGCACACAGTGACCGTCATTCAAATCTTTAACAATATTTTTAACTATTATTTCATTTCTGTTTTTGTCATTAACTAGAGCACTAATAACATCAGAGTAATTATTCTGATGACGCTTCTTGTCGTCTGGTCTTGTGCATCCAGGTTCAAAACACTTCTTGTTTTGCCTATACCCAAAATGCTCGTGAGTTGAAAAGAAACTGTGAGTAAAGCCAGTGTAGTAAGCTTCGATTGAAGGCTTGACGAGCCAGCCTTGTTGAACGAGCAAGTCTTTCTTTGTCTCGTGAATCTGAGGCCCAAGTGTTGCGTCTACAAGAGGCTTCCAAGCTTTGTTTTTATTTGGAGTGCCGCTGACTCCAATTCTATATTTCGCAGAAAATCTGGAAAGTATGTCAGTGAATGTCTCTGCTGGTAAGTGGTGACACTCATCTAGACACACAAATCCAAAGCAATCAAAGAATCCAATCGAGTCTAGACCTGAAGCTCTGCTCCACAATGACTGCTGCATAGCGATAGTGATAGGCTGCATGTCGTCTTGACCGTCACCCATTAACCCAATCTTTACATCCGGCCCAAGGTATTGTCTCGCTCTTTGTCTCCACTGTTCTGCGATATTTGTTGTGTTGACTATTACAATTGCAAACTGTCCCGACCTTCTGATTGCTTCAAGGATTGCAACTGTCTTACCGGAACCTGGGGGAGACTTCCAATATCCCTGTTGTCCATTGAGGATTTTCTGAATAGCTTCTTCTTGATAGTCTCTAACATCAATTTTGTTTGCAAACGCATGAACGTAAGCGTCTGTATCATATTCTCTGTTATCCACCCACTCAATCTTGTGCCCATACGATTCAGCAAATGTATTGAGAGAATGAGCCAATCCGCGAGGTATTGTTATCTCATATTCGCTAAAACTCCACAAAGATATAGTGTCTGGCATTCTCTGCCACCCACCAATCTTCTCTCTACGAGCATTCTCTTTGTATGCGTTGGGAATGTGAGCGGCTCTCTTAAGATCAGCAATGATCTTATCTGGCCACTCTCTAGAATCTAAACGTATTACTGAATCAACTACAGCACGAATGGTTTTATCTCCACATCTTTACCATAATCATTAAACACAGCAGCCATTCTCTTAGCTCCATCGGGATTCCAAGAATGAATGGTTATCTTTTCTGGAAGTTTTTCGTTGTAGCACATCCAAACAGCTAAATGAAATCCATTTTCATCTGCTTGTCCACGCAATTGCAACACTGTTATAAGCTCATCAGGATCTTCTGGAAGTTCTATATAATCAAGTCCAAGATCATGGTCAAGAGAAATTTCTTCTACTGGAAACTTTTCAAGATAAGCAATAGCTTCATCGTTTGTTCTCGCCCACTCCCATCCCTCTGGCGCAGGTCTAATATCATCATGCCAAAGTTTCATTTTCTATCGTAAATCTCCCACTTATCAATATTCCAAAGAGTCTTTCTGAAGTTAAACTTGATGTAAAGTTTCTCAAAATCAGTTTTAACTTTTAAAGAAACTTCTGCTTCCGTATCACTTATCTGAATCTCTTCCACTCTTCTACAATATTTGATGGGAACTTTTTCTTCTGCTGCTCTATCATTTATAAAGTCACAAGACAGGGTTAGAAGATCAGTCTCTCCTAAATCTACTAGTTCTGTTTGAGAACTAGTTTGACTTGCACCAACTAGAGCCACAATAAAAACAATACAGCTAGCTATTAATAATTTGATTCGCAAGGTTCCTCACTTTCACAAATGCATGATCTACATTACATCCTATTCCACCTAAAGAACAGATGACTTGTCTGTGATTTTTGTGCGCCAATTGCCATCCTGTTTGACACATTCCCCACCCATTATTTTTGCCCCAATACTCAGGTATATTATCCCATGTTTCAGGTCTAAACCACTTTTCTCTCATATATATCATTATAGCAAAGACAAAGGACACCCCGAAGAGGTGTTATTTAGGATAGTGTTCAATCTGATGACAATTGGCACATATTAATTCACATTTAGCAATCTCTTCATCAAGCTGTTGAACTCTTATACTTTTATTCCACGTAACCCAATCGCTTATAGAGAATTTCTTCTCTTCAGGATTTTTATGATGGAACTGCAAGGCTCGATAATCATCGTAACCGCAACGTTCACAGATTTTTCCTCGTTTTAATTCTTCAATTAAAGCTCTTCCGCTTTCGTATCTTCTCTTTTCGTGACGAGCTAGAAGAGATTTGCGACAAACAGGACAGCACTTCAACTCAGAATCATAACGATGCTCTTGGCGACAAACCTTCATGCCGTCAACTATTGGATTAACATAAGGCACGTTTATATTTTAACAAAAATAAAGAGCACAGCCGAAACTGTGCTCTTTAACGGAGTCAGGGTTGTCTACCTGAAAGACCTTATCCCTGATTGTATGTTTGACATAACATCAGATTGTCGGGTCTGCCTGCATTTGTCCCTTGCCACGACTCCTCTGTTTCCAGATTTGTCCGGGTGTTTCGCAAGATGCATTCTCATGGCCTGAGAACCGAGGAATCTGATCGAGCAGATTGCTAATCTGCCTACCAGCTATTCCCTTCACTCCTTGCTTTGCAGCACCTTCCCTAATTCCAGTAGAGCGGGAAGCTCTCCTGACCTCGGGTCGGTCACTCCTGTTCGGCTTCGTCAAGCCTCACGAAAAAGAAATATATCACAAGTTTTCAAGTATGTCAAGTGTCATAATGAATATTTAACAATCAAGATAAGACGCTGCTCTAATCATTCTTTCAGGATCATCTTGGAAAAACCCTAATCCTAAATTACATAAATTACATAAAACGCCTCTTATTTTTCCAGTTGAATGACAATGATCTATACAACCGTCGTCATCCTTTAAATTTCTAAGACATATTAAACAAGAGTTATTTTGATCTTGCAACATTTCTAAATATTGCTCATTTGTTATTCCATGTCGCCAACGTCTCGTATTCTGAGCATTTTTGGAGCGTCTTTTCTCTCTATTCTTCTCATCCCACCAAGCTTTCTTGCAATAAGGGGAGCAGTAAATTGCTCCCCTTCTTTTATTTTGGGGAATTTCAGAATCGCATCTCAAGCAATTTCTCATGCTTGAGATTATAGCACAAACACGACCAATAAATACGACCGATTATGTCTGCTTATCCCGGAGCGTAACCAAATACGACTCACCAGAAACAAACACTCTTGAAGTTGAGTTTGCGGTGTGATACGCAGTTGCAACGTACAAGAATAGAGTTCCAGTGAATGTAGAACCAACAGACGCAAGCGCTACGTGAGATACAGGCCATCCGTTACCAGATGCAGGGCCGAATGTTTTCTGTGCCGCTGTGATCATCTGATCGCCAGAGTCTAGAGCAGGAGCGCCCCAATCACCAGAAGCGATCTGAGTTCTAGCATAACCATCTGTGTTGATTACTTCTGCTTCTGTGATAGTGCCAAGCGTAGAAGTCTTTGTTGGCGCTGCGCCACCAGGCATGTTGAGAAGCATTAAGAACTTGTTAAGGTTCGCTTGTTCTCTCGCCCACACGTTAAGCATGTGTGCTTGCCCGTCGTTTGTCAAAGCATTTGGTACATAATAATCGCTATCGAAAAGAATATCTCCTTCTGATGAAAAGACTCTTTCTCTCATTTCGAAAGCAAGATTATCTACTTCGATAAACTTCTGAGTTTTCTCAGCTACGATTAATGATGGAAATTCCATTATTGACTTTCACCTCCTCTAACTTCTTCGTTTGGTAGTGCGTTGAAACTTCTAACTTCTAAAAGCTTGTCTGTATCAAGAGTTCTTGTTGTTCTTTGACCGCATTCTCTATCAGAACAGTACAAAACTTCATAAGCTTCGTCGTGTTCATAAAAAGCTGTTGGATCTTCGTCTGGAAAAACAAACATCTGAATTAACCAATCATGTTTGTGATCGCTCACTTATTCCTCCTCGATTTCTTCTTCAATTATAGAAACTATATTACCATCTTTATCATGATCAAGAGTCTTCTTTTTAACAGTCTTTTTCTGTTCAGGTAGTTTTACTTCTAGATGGATTTCAGGAGTTTTATTGCTCTCAGACAATCTGACTTCTATTGAATCAAGCATTCCCTTTAAGATATCCATGTCTGGAAGAACTTGCTCGTCTTTCTTGCTTTCCGCTAGACCAATTATAAAGTTTTTAATCGAGTCGGGATCTGCATCTTTTCGCACAAATAGAGTTCTGCTTTCAGCGTCATAAACTGCTGGTGGATTATCAGTTAGAGGAAGTTCGTCAACTCTTTCGATAACATATGGATGAGACTTATCAGTGAGTACAATTCTATCACGAGGGTCGTAGTATGATCCATCAGTGTTGACTCCTGCTTGCTTTGCAGAAATAGCATCCATCTCTTGAGCGTGAACTTTCTCTGCTTCAGCAGCGATCTCGTCGAGTCTTTTTTGGAACTGAGTTGCGCTCATTAGAGGCACTCCAAGTCTCTGTAAAAGCTCTCGCTCGTCTACTGGCAGCTTGTCAATACCTGTCTTGTTCGCAACAGATTCAATGATCGAACGCATTGTATCTAAGTCTTGTGGATCAAATCCAGTTGTTACTTTCGTACAAGCAGGGCCGCCTGGCCCGAAGTTAGCTTCGACAAGTTGAGGAATGATATATCTGTTCAAGTGATCATCAATATCTTCCATCAAAACAGCTTGTGATTCTTGGAACACATCTCCGAATGTAGCTGCTACATTTCTTGACGAAGTTCCACCCTTACCTTCAACAAGAGCTTGCTCTGGAACCATAACAGCACGTAATTTCTGAACATCTAGATATTCAAACTTCTTCATGAGAGCATCGAAGTTGACTTCTGACTTCATCTGTTCAGCCCACCACTCACGAACAGAAGTCTGTCTCTCATCAAATCCTCTAATAACAGAAGAAGGCATAGCGATGTTAGCTCCGCTTCTTAGTTTCTCTGCTAGAGCTAGAGCTTCATCGCCAAAATTGATCGGCTCTCCTGTTTCTGCATCTACAGCATCTTCAGCGGGGTGGAAAACCATGAATGGAGGATCTGCCCATCTCTCAAACGCTCTAGCTGATAAAGCAAACTCATACCAATACAGCCACCAATATCTAGTAGCGTAACCAGTTCGTGGGTATCCCCAATAGTTCCCGAATCGAGCGTCTTTCTCATTTGTCGCCCACAGCGCCCAATCAAGAGGAATGTCTGCGACCTTAGAAGGATCGTGAAGAGAACCACCAACAGGATATCCACTTGTTCCAAATGGAGACACACCTTGGTATGGAGAGAAGTCGATGCCAGCAAACTCACCTTTATAATTCCAGTGAGGGATGACAGAACGTGGATTAAGAGCGGTGAATGGCTTCCACAAAATAGGATTGACGTTCTTTGACTCCCAAACAGGAGCATCTTTCTTTGAATCTACGTCATAGTATGTCCAATCTAATTCTGGAACTTCTTCAAATCTCTTGACCATTGCAGAGAATCCAAAGTCAAGAGAGTTACAGTAAGCAAGAATGAATCTTCCATAAATTCTCCGAAGCGCTCCGTCAACGAATGCAGCACGTTTAGCATCAGAACATTTAATATACCACGGTGCTCTAATTAACGGAACTTTAACAAACATAAGTCCGAATGCAAGCATCGGATCATTACGCATCTCTTCAAGTTTTGAAAGAGGGATTCTAGATACATCAAATGGCTGACCGATAACGTCAGTCCAGTTAGTCCAATTAACTCCATGTCCAGTCTGATCTTCATGCGAAGGTCTGCGATTCTGCGTAATTCTTTTTCTAAGACGCGCTCTTGAATTTCGTTCGTTGCTAGCGTCAGCAAGTTGAACGGTCTTAAGCAGATCAGTTGGTTGCATTACACTCATTTACACCTCTACTTTGGTATCGGAACGTATCTAGATTCACCAGAACGTGTTTGTCCTTGCGATCTATATACTTTCTGACCAGCGCTTGGCTTACTTGTTGTATTGCCGCGACGAAGCATCCACTTTAGATTCTCCGCCAAATATCTAAACGAAGCCATTTGATGGTCGAAATCTTCGACTGGTTTAGTCGGATCATCAATCTCTCCTGGCTTCTTTTTCTTATAGTGCCATGAATCGGCTTCATCGCACCACATAGGGCACTTTAACACATCTACGAACAACTTATTATCATCTAATAACGAATTGCATGTCTTTATGTGCTCTTCTACTTCTCTTGTACAATAAAATGCCGTTGGAAGACCGAATTTAGCGAACTCAATACGTCCTCCTTTAGCTGCTGGGTCTGCAAATCTTTTTGAAATTTTAAATGTAGGAAATTCTTCTTTCCATTTCTCTTCTCTATCTTTAACTAAACCAATTAAAGTTGTATTAGAAATTTCAGCTTTATATATCTCGTCAAATGCGACAAGAGATCCAGCTTTAATTAAAGTTGTAGGCTTAAGCCTATTATCTTCCATGTATCCCCACCAAATTACATCTTGATTTAGCATCTGATACCAACAGACAGCATTAGGATCAGTGGAACCAAAGTCCACGCTCATGAATATTGGGCCAAAATCAGGATCAGGTTTCCAATACTTGACTCCTCTGTGTTCTCTAGTCCATCCTTTAAGAACCATACCTCCTGTGTCTGGCTTTGAACACTCTTGCTGAGCTTCCCATGTCGCTCTATCGTTACGAATGAAAGATTTGTGTACGTCTTTAAGTGTGAGATATCCGCCAGACTTAGCTAAACGTCCCTTGCATATATCTGTGAACTTTCTGTACGATTCATCTTCCCATTTTCCTTTAACAATTTTATGACAATTACACTTCTCTTCTTCCGGTAGATCAGGATTAGCAACTTGACAGTTTGGTACTTTCTGAGCAGATTCAAAGATGCACCATGATCTTAAGTGATATGGTGGTTCGAATCCATTTCTATTTGCTTCGTTAATTTCATCAATCAATCTCTGCATCGGGCCACCTCCACTCTTACGTGTAGAAGTGATCCAATCTTGTGCTGGAATTATTCTCTTACCGCCTTCGGCATTTGAATCTACAATCTGTGCAGTCTGAGAAATGTTGCGAGATTCTGAATAAGTTACTGGATCCATTAACTCTATCTCATCTGCATGAACTTTCGGTGCGTGTGGCCCATTTACAGCAGTTGGAGTTCCTACAAGAATTTCTACTTTCGATCCATTCAAAAATTCTGATAGTCTCTGAGTCATACGTGAGACAAGAGGATGTTTTTCTGCCGAGTCTGCATTTGCATGAACTTTCAACAAGTTCTGCAAGTGTGTGTACGCTCTTCTTGACTGGTCTTCCATAGCTCCAACTGTGATCGACTCGCAACCAGGCTTAAACATTGTGTTAAGAAGATGTAAGAGAGCAGAAAGGAGTGTCTTAGCTCCCGATCTGTTCGCCATGATAAGAGCACCATCTAGGCGCTCAAAATAAATATCACAAAGAACATCGAATGGAGCTACATGTCCTTCGCAAACACTAACACGAGGAATTTCTAAACTAAGATGATCTTTAATCCACCACCAAAGTTCGTCGTCTGTCTGTGGCCCTAGTTCTTGACTAGTCTTCAGGACTTGCGATTGCGCGTTCGCTAACTTCTGTAGCTCGTCCGTCGATAGATCCGCTAGGATCAATAATAACTCTTCGTCTGAGGAGTTCAGCGTATTGGGATCTGACGACTTCAATGAGGTCTGTTCTTGCGAGTTCTGCAAATCTTTGTTCCTCCTCTACTTCAATCTTTCTTTCACTTTCAACTACTTCTAGAATAGCTTTCACCGCTTGAATGGCAGCAGCATCTCTCCCATTGTCAACAATTGTGATGAGTCGATCATAAAGACGATCTCCTTCATCCATAGCTCGATCAGCCATTCGCTCTTGTGGACGTTTCTTCTTTGGTCGCCCACCAAGTTTTCCGAACTGTCCGCCTGCGCGTCCTTCTTCATGCAAGACAAGCATTCTTTGGCGTTGTTCTTCTTTTTCTTCATCTGTCCATGTTCTAGGCATATAAATATACTATCACAACATCTAGGTTTTTAGCACCCTGACTGTTATCAGATCCTTAACATTGCTAGATTCCCTGGGCAGGGGTGAAAGTGCTATCCTTAAGCACAAACTATGAATGAGGTCTAATGGATTACGAACGAGCACTAATCAATAAAGCTTGTCAGACTGGACGAATTGACAATCTTATGTTGGAGGGCATCTCTGAAGTTCACTTCGAAGATGAAACTCACAAAGAGATATGGAAATACTTAACTGAATTCACTAGAACATACAAACAAGCACCATCGTTTGACACAGTTCAAGCACAATTTCCATACCATCATTTTGAAATCAATACTGAATCAATTACTTATCTAAAAGACGAGTTCTTTAAACTTGTTAAGCGAAGACATGCTATTGATTCTCTTCGCGATCTTGCTATTGCAGTAGATGATGAGAAGCAAGTAGGAGCTATTGATGAACTTTTTCTAGAACAATCTAGAAGACTTGCACAGATAGTTCCAAGTCAAAAAATCTCACGTTTTTCAGAAATTGATAAGAGAATTGCAGAGTATGAATTAGGAGAAGAATTAAACACAGGTATTCCTATGGGAATTCCTCTATTTGACAATATTACTTTAGGTATACAACCACATGAATATGTAACTATATCTGGATGGAGTGGTACAGGTAAATCTACTCTAGCTCAATGGATATTATTTAATGCTTATATGAAAAATAAAACTCCTATGTTAATATCATTAGAAATGGAATCTAGAAATCTTCTTAGAAAATGGGATACTATGTTAACTAACTTTAGTTATCTTAATTTAAAATCTCATAAACTAAGAGAAGATGAAATTAAGAAATGGAAAGATAAAGCTATTGATGTAAATAATAAACCTAATGATATTATAATTCTAGATGATGTATATCAATGTACTGTAGATAGAGTCTATGCAGAAATGGTTAGATGGAAGCCTGATATTGTATGTATAGACTATATATCTTTAATGAGTACATCTAGATCGGCTGGTACTCAGAACTGGGAAAAGATTATGCACTTAACTCAGAATCTCAAACAACTAGCTAGAACATTGAAGATTCCTATCATTGGTGTAGCTCAAACAAATAGAGATTCTGCAACTAGTGGAGCTAAACTAGAAAACATCGCTTGGTCAGTAGCAATTATTCAAGACTCAGATATAGTTATTGGTCTACATGCAGATGATGAAATGAAAGAAAACAAAAGAATGGAAATTAGAATGCTTAAAAATAGAGATGGAATGACTTTAGATACAGACTTCATGTGGGACATGGAGACTATGACATTTGGCCCATACAGTGAGACTAGAGTATTCATGCACAAAAGAGAACAGGAGCAGTTAAATGGAATCTAAAGAGTTCGTTCTAGATATTCAAACAACAGTCTTGGTAGACACAGAAGAAGAAGCTGTAGAAATCTTAAGACATTTTTTGACAGAGATGTTAAAAGACGAAGACGTTATTCAAGTATACGGAGACGTAATTAGAAACATTGAGAACGTAAAAGTTCCAAATGAAAACTGAAATTCAAATTAAATTACCAATCAGAATTAACACATTAGATAAAGGATTCATTGAATTAACAGATCATTGTGCAGATGATTTATCAGTAGTTAATTCTGCTCGTGTTAGTTTCAACTCTACAGTTGAGGAGATGAGTGAACGTGATGAAGGTTTGATTCGTTTTCTAATGAGGGAGAGACATGGTACTCCATTCGAACATAATTATTTTCGTTTCCGGGTTAAAGCACCGCTCTTTGTATTTCGCGAGTGGCATAGGCATCGCGTTGGACATTCGTACAACGAGTGGAGCGCAAGATACTCTGTCATGGCTCCTGAATTTTACATTCCAGAGTCAGTAGTCACTCAAACTGGAAAGCCTGGATCATACAATTTTGAACAACTCGATGAAGAGTCCGCAAGCACATACAGAAAATGGTTGCTAGATTCTTGTACTCTTGCATATGACATATATGAACGTTCGTTA